ATTAACACCCCTCTGATATGGGTCTAAACCATCTGGTCACGTAAAAGAGGAAAGTCACTCAAGACTATAAAATGGAAATGTATGGGATTTTTACAAGACGAAGAAGTCAAAGTGGAATCTGAAACCACTGAAAAAACAGAGGAAGCTCCGGTTGAGAGCGAGGTGAAAACACCTGAAGAACAACCAAAAGAGGAAGAGGTTAAGTCTGAGGAAGTGCCAGCGTCCTTCCAAAAAAGGATTGATGAGCTTACTTACAAGTATAAATCTGAGCGTGAAGCAAGAGTTAAACTTGATGAGGAGCTTAAAAAATCCCGGCAAAACCCCGCTCAGCCCACTTCGGAAGAAGAAAAGCGTGAGCAAAGCGCCCGTGAGTATCTTCGGAACCTTTTAAAAGAAGAACTTGCCGCCACCAAATCTCAAGAAGAAGAGGAAGACAGAAAGTTAAATGAAGAGTTGGATCACGTATCTGCTCTTTATCCCGATTTTAAAAGAGAAGATGTTTTAAAAGTAATGGAGAAGTTCGGCATAGATAATGTTGAAAAGGCTTATCTGGCTTCTAAAGAAATGAATCGAGTAGTTGAAGAAACGAAAGAGAAAACTAAGAAAGAAGTTCTGTCTAAGCCAAAATCTCCGTCATCTGTTAAAACCGTGGATGGACCGGCCACTAAGTTTTCCGATAAGGATATTAGTGAATTGTCCATGCAGGAACTTGCGGAGCGAGCGAAACAAGAAGCTGGATTTTAGTTAACAGGAGGCAATAACATGGCAAGACCAGTATCAGCATTTAGCGATTTTGTCCTGTCTGTTACAAATCAAACCTACGTAAAGAAAGTGGTTGACAACATTCTTAATGGTAACTTTGGATTAATGAGATTTCTCAGTAATTCACAGCCTTGGAATGGCGGCGATCAGATTCTTATGCCCATCAAAATACAGAAGGGCACATCAAATGGTTCTTATTCCGGTTTAGATACTTTGAGCACAGCTCAGACTTCTGACCGAATATTAGCGGCTATTGACACCAGACAGTATTACGCTTCAGTCGTAATCTCAGGTATTCAACAGGCCGTGAACTCAGGCGATGGACGTGTGTTGGATTTGTTAGCAACAGAGATGGAATCAAAAGCGGCAGATTTGAAAGACACAATGGGAGATGGTTTCTATTCAGACGGAACAGGCAATTCCAACAAGGATATTGTCGGTCTCCGGGCTGCGGTAGACGATTCAACTTTTGTGACGACTTATGAGGGTATTTCTCGTGCAACTTACACCCAGTGGAGGTCAACTATTACCAGCGACGCTACGGTAACTCTTCCTGACTTTGCTACGGACTTTAACGCAGCTAAGGTTGGAGCGGAAGATCCTACTCTTATGTTAAGTACTCCAGCAATCTTCAACATTTATGAAGCATTGATGGACCAGGATGTAAGATATAACCTTTCCTTTACCGGTTATGACCAGATTTATGGAAAAGGACTTCCGAGAAAGAGCGGCAATCTCGCACAGGGACAGGGCTTTAACTCTCTGTACTTCCGAGGTATTCCGTTCGTAGCTGACGAGAAATGTACAACCGGACGCTTGTACACCTTGAATGAGAATCATATTTTCTTCAAGACATTTAGAAAGCATCCTAAACACAACGCAGAGAAGCACGGCTTCTTCTGGACCGGTTTGAAAGAACCCGTTAACCAGGATGGAGATGTGGGTCAATTTCTGTGGTATGGAAACTTAGCCTCTGATGGACCGAGATTCTCGGCTCTCAGATACTCTATAACTGGCTAATTATAGCTAGATAATAAGGAGGTAAAATTATGCCAAGTATAACAGGACCAAAATTTCTCACGGGTAGTGAGATTAGAGATGCAGGAACTACTCAGGATGTTGTCGGAGTATTAGGCTCACGAGCTGAAACTGCTGATGGACGAGTTTTCCGAGCGATGGAAGTAGGCGGGGTGGCCCTTACAAGAGGTAATCTTTTGCAGGGACCGGCTAACGAAGCCAACCATATCAACCAAGTAGTTGGTGATGCGGCCGCGGTCAACGATATGTTTATTAACGTAGACCTCGGAGCAACGGCTTTAACCGCTAATCAGTACGGCGACGGATTCATTGTCATAAATGATGCGGCCGGAGAAGGTATCGCTTACCATGTAGGCGGCCATGCTGCAGCTTCTCTTTCGGCAACTTCAGTAAGAATAAATCTTACCGAAGGAGTCCAGGTAGCTCTTACTGCAGATACTTCTGAATATTCTCTTCATTCAATCTGGAGAGACGTAATTCAGAATCCTACGACCTCTACCAATATGGTAGTCGGTGTTGCTGACTTTGCTTATGCAATTAATGATTACATTTGGGGACAAGTCCTCGGAGTAGTCTCGGTTTTGCAGGAAGCAACTTCGGCTAATACCGTCATTGATGGTGGAGTCGTAGGTTCGGACACTACGGCCGGAGCTGTTGAGAACACCGCTAACGGAGTTACTACGCACCAAGAAATTGGTAAAGCGATAGTGGCTAACGTAGATGGTGAGCATAACGGCATTTGGTTGTCAGTCAATTAACAATTAAATAAAGGAGGAAAGATAATGGCAATTAACGAAGCGATAAAGTTTTATAATCCCACCGATGAGAATTATGTAGGCACTTGGGATGGTGAGTCCTACGATATACCTGCCAAATCAACAAAATATTTCGCAATTCATATTGCGGAACACTTTGCCAAGCATTTGGTAAACAAGATCTTATTAAATCAATTTGATGAGCTTTGTAAAAAGCACTCAAAATCTGATAAGGATCTTTTAAAAACTTGTAAGAATTGCAAATTGCGTTCGGACAAGTTAGGAAGTTTCTATGAGGCTCCCGAAAGGAAAGAACTCTTAGAACAAATTTTGCCGAAAGACGTTCCTCAAGAACCGAAAGCGGCGGAATAGTCAGGCTCTTAGGGGCCTGAACTGAGATTGGAATAAAGGAATCTAAGATCCTCCTCTTAGTAGTAGTTTTATCCCAATCTCTACTCAGGCCCCTTGGATAATCAGGTGAGTTGCTCAATATAACGTAGCGACTGGCCTTAAAAACTAATGGCAAAACAATTTGGCGAGAATATTGCGAAAAGAGTACGGCAAGGCGTTGTTATTGTTACATCCGGAGAATGGCGTTTGCTGGTCTCCAGTGGTAGCACTAATTATCCTGACCGGACTCATGTTCGTTTGCAAGCGAAAGGAAAAGTTGGAAATACGGTAGCAGTTGAATATATTAACGGCACGACTATAAATGGCGTTGATTATACTTTTGCTTCTTCTTCAACTCTTCCGGGCAGTGTTAAAAATAGTACGCAGTTTCGGGGCACTTCAACGTGGGTCGAACCGGTAGGAGATAAAGTACAAATTTGGGCTCGTATGGACAACAAGGCCGCTGCAACGGAAAATTCCGTTAAGGTCGTTGTCACCGAGTTCGCATAAATATGGCAGAATTTGCATTTGAAAACGAAACAACTCTTACCTGGACTTCCACGTCTAGCTCCACTTCAACTTCGTCTACGACCTCAACTACGACTTCAACTAGTTCTACGACTAGCACTTCGTCTACGACTTCAACTACGACCTCAACGTCTTCCAGTACTTCGACTTCAACCAGTACTTCCAGTTCTTCAACTACAACGATGGCAGCATAGTATGGATAAAGAATTTTGGAATATAACCTGGAGTAAGAGATACGAGAGATATAACCGCCATCATCAGGAGATATGGAGCTACCTGCATTCTCTTGATGTCTGGCGGGGCAATATAGTTGATTTAGGATGCGGTCCGTGTGTGATGTATGAAGGTAAGACTGTTTCACTAATTGGTGTCGATTGGTCGGTTGAGGCTCTGAAGCAAGCCAGAATACACTATCCTTATGGAGTATATATTCAAGGCGATGCTTCAAATACGGGGCTTCCTACTGGCCAATTCGATACCGTAGTGAGCTGTGGATTACTTGATTATTTTAATGACTGGAATCCTGTTATAATAGAGGCAAAGAGATTATTAAAACCTGGCGGGAAATTCTACGCGACTTTATTGCAAGGTTTTAATAATCACGACTGGTCAAGTTATCCACATATTGTGGGTAATTGGCACCTTGCCGTGTTTTCTAAGGAGGATGTCAACTTTAGAGAATAGGATTAGGAATGAGGCCGCTAAATTAGATGGTGTGCCCTTGGCTTTGTCGGGTGGCGTGGACAGCAGTTTATTAGCGGTTCTTATAAGGCCTAAGTTCGCTATCTCTGTACAATTACCGGGGGATGAAAAATATAATGAGATTCAATACTCTACTTTAGTGGCGCAACACGTAGGTATAAAACAAGTTATTGTTGAATTGGATGAAAGTAAGTTTGATGAAGATGTAGCAATGGCGGTAAAAGCTATCGGCAGACCAATCCCCCATTTTAATATTTTCCCGCTTTTTCAGATGTATAAGAAACTGGCCGAGATGGGCGAGACTAAACTGGTTGTAGGAGACGGACCCGACGAAATTATGTGCGGGTATGGAAGAGATTTAATCTTTAATTATTTGTATAAAGTTTATGAATTTGAAGCATTTAAAAACTATAAACCCTTGATAGATAAATTACTTATTCCTCAAGCGTTAGCAGTTAGAGCTGTGACCAATATGGATGTAGACACGATAATAGAAGCTAATATCTTAATGAGAAAAGATATGGACGATATGAGCAACGGTATTGCTAAACATTTCGGCATTACTAACTTCCGCCCTTATCAGGACAATCCTGAGCTTGATAACTTTATGAAAGATTTGCCGGACGGGCAAAAAATCAAGGATGTAGAGTTTGGTAAATATGCCCTCAGAGAAATTGCCGCTAAGTACTTACCTCACGAGATTGCTTGGAGAAAGAAGAAGGTTGGCGGACCGGTCTTTCCTGTAAATATTTTTAAAGGTTGGACGGAAACTGACGGAGAGTTCGGTAAATCTAAGTGGATGGAATATCAAGAAGCTATTTTAAATGGATAAAATTAGCATCATAATGACCCATTGGGCCCAGGATTCATTAAGATCCCACACTTTGCGTATTTGTCTTGAGTCTCTGATAAGAACTACGAGACATCTGCTGGTGGAGATTATTGTAATTGATAATGGAGGCAGTATAGAAGATTCAAACTATTTATTAAATCTTTGCCATGAAAATAAGATTCAATTCTATCTTAGAAACTCTGCGAATTTATACTTTGGTTTTGCTCGAAATCTTGGGGTTGATATTTCTATTGGTAATTTTGTGGTATTTTCTGATAATGATATTGAGTATTATCCTGGTTGGCTTGATAAATGTGTTCAGGTCTTAAATGCTTATCCTGATAGAAAGATAGCGATTACACCCTTAAGAACAGATAAAGTTCACCGTAAGGATAATCATTATTTTGGAGAGCTTACATTGGGCGAGGAGAGGTTTCCCCTGAATATCCGAGCCGGTTCTAATTCGTGGGTTATTAGAAGAAAGGATTTTGATGTAATAGGTAAGTTTTTAAATCACCGTGTAGCCGGAACTAAATGGACTGATAAATTTGTTAGGGACGGCTATTTAATGGCTACAATGGATTATTCACCCCTTGCTGCTGATATGGGTTATTCTTACGGGTATAATTTTACGGAGCAGGTTATTTTAAAGAGACAATTTGCTGACGGTAGTGAGGTAATTATTAATGAAACATGAAGTTAAGTATAGGTTCTGGTCGTAAAAGTTACCCAGGATACAAAACCATAGATGTAGAATCCTACGCTAATCCTGACTATTTAGGAGATTTTAGAACGATGTCTTTCTCAGACTTAGACGAAATAAGAGCCCATCACTTACTGGAACACTTTAGCCGACAGGAAGGAGAGAAAGTAATAAAACTATGGTATTCTTGGTTAAAAACAGACGGCATGTTGATAGTTGAGACTCCTGATTTTGAAGGAATATGCGATAATTTTAGGAAGGATAAGTACTGGATGACTAGGCATGCTTATGGTTCTCAGGAGGCGGAATGGGCCTATCATCGGGATGGTTGGTATCAAGAGAAGTTTGAGTTTATTCTACCAAAACTAGGTTTTAATATTATAGAAATAAGAAAATCGGTATCTCGCAAGATACTGCCGAATATAACGGTAATTGCTAAAAAATATGAAATATAAAAAAGTATTAGTTACGGGTGGAGCGGGTTTTCTCGGCTCTATTGTGGTGGAAAAACTTATAAAAAGAGGAGTGCTTAAAAAGAATATTCTAATCCCCCGTTCTAAAAATATGGATTTAAGGAAATGGGAGAATTGTGTTAAGGCGGTTAAGGGTCGGGATTTGGTAATTCATTTAGCCGGTGATGTGGGCGGGATAGGGTATAATAGGGAGAACCCCGGTTCAATGGTTTTTAATAATTTGATGATGGGGATTCAATTAATGGAGACGGCTAGGCAGGCAAAAGTTAAGAAATTTGTAACAGTCGGGACTATCTGTGGATATCCTAAGTTTACTCCCGTTCCTTTCAAAGAAAAAGATTTTTGGAATGGGTATCCCGAAGAGACTAATGCTCCTTATGGTTTAGCTAAGAAAATGTTATTAGTTCAAGGTCAGGCTTACCGGCAACAATATGGTTTTAATTCTATTTATCTTATTCCCGTTAATCTTTATGGGCCGGGAGATAACTTTGATCCAGCTTCTTCTCATGTTATTCCGGCTCTTATCAGAAAGGTTGATAAGGCTATTAAGAATAAGGATAAATATATAGAAGTTTGGGGTGACGGCAGCGCTTCCAGGGAATTTTTGTATGTTGATGACGCGGCTGAGGGGATTGTTTTAGCTGCCGAGAAATACAATAAATCGGAACCTATAAATTTAGGAGTAGGTTCAGAGATTACTATTAAAAAATTGGTTACTCTGATTTGTCATTTAATGTCGTTTAAAGGAAAGATAAAATGGGACAAGTCAAAACCTAACGGTCAGCCCCGCAGAGTGCTGGATATTTCCAGGGCTAAGAAAGAATTTGGGTTTGAGGCTAAGCAGAATTTGATAATAGGGTTGTATAATACTATTAAGAAATACCATGAAATATACGGGAAATAATAGCCCTGATTACTGGGACAATAGTTGGAGGAATAATGTGAAGAAATTTCCAAGATATACAATGAACCGGGTTTTTGGGTTAATTCCTGATAATGTTTCGGTGCTGGATATAGGTTCCGGTGATGGCACTTTTTTAAAAAGATTACAGACTAAGAAAAATTGTCAGGTCTATGGTATTGATATTTCTTTTATCGGCATTGAGAAAGGTAAGAATATTGGAGTTCCCGGAGAGGTGAGAAGCGCGGAAGAAATGGATGATTTTGATAAAGAAGCCGATGTGGTTATTTGCAGTCACCTATTGGAACACGTCGGAGATGACAAGGGGGTGGTAAGAAATATTGCCAGACTGGCTAAGCAATTTGCTGTTATAGCTGTCCCTAATAATTGTTCTTATCCGGAAGAGACGGGAGAACACGTCAGGAAGTATACTAAAGAATCATTGAAAGAACTACTTTCGGGTTTCTTTCGGGTGGTGGAAAATCACACTCTCGGTAATCACTTAATATTCAAATGTCTAAAATAGTTTCACACACTCTTTGTCGGAACGGCCAACCCTTTATAGGAGAGGTTCTTAAAGCTGCTCTACCGATTGTGGATAGAATGATAATAACCATTTCTAAGCGGTCAAATGACGGGACAAGGGGGGTTATAGAGGCCCTGAATAGCCCTAAGATTGAGCTATACGAGGAGGAAGTCAGTAATCTTGGCTTGCTTACCCAAGAACGTCAAAAACAGGTAGATATGACCGATAAAGGTGATATAATCTGGTTTTTAGATGATGATGATTTTTGGCAAGAAGAACACGCCAGGGCTTGTATTGGAGTGTTGCAAACTAATGATTTTGATGCAGTCAGTGTCAATCCTTATCAGGTGATTGGGAAAAATATGCAAGATGCAAACTGGATCAGTAGGAAATATTTTACTAAATTCTTTAAGAATGTGGATATTAATTACAGGCATCCCTGGCCCAGAGATATAATATTTAAGGGCGACCAGCATCTTTATTGGAAAGTTAACAGGAGAAACCCAAGAGTGCCGTTTAAGTTTTTTCACCTTGCTGAAGTAAAGGGGCATTCTTTCAGGAATTATGAACTAAAGGATTTCAAATATCCTGATGTTAAACCCACTTCTTTAGTGGCAGAATTACCTAAGCCAATATATGAAATTCTCAATAATCGCGCCAATATTTAACGAAGAGAAGTATATAAAAAGAATGATAGATTCTGTTTTTGAGCAGGGAGTTGACTTTGAATTGATTTTAATGGATGGAGGCTCTACGGATAAGACACATGAAATTATTAATACTTATCATGATCCCCGGCTCAAGTTGATAATTATGCCTCATAGATTTTGGAACGAAGAAGATAAAATAAACAGTGTCCAGACCAGGGCTAATATAGGGATATCTTTGGCCGAAGGGGATATATTCTTTTTGTCTTCGGGTCACGATTGGTTTTTCCCGGGAGCTTTGAAGATAGTAGAAAAAGAAATAGGAGACAGTATTTGGTTAATGGGCAGATTGGCAAAAGTTGATGAAAATGGTAGAATTGTTAAAAAGATAGCTAATATCCGTTATTCATGCGGTTTTATCAAGCTTGATTTTATCAGAAAATACGGCATAAAACTTGATATTTCCCTGGCTGCCGCGGATTATGACTTGTTTATGCAGGTTCGCAAGTATGCCGGAGAGCCTAAGAGAATTGAGGATTATTTATATAAATATATGCTACATCCGTCGGCTTTGAGTAAAAAATTCAACGGAAGAATGAAGAGAGAAAGGAAGAAATTGGATTACCTGTATGGGGTTTGATTTGATATAATAAATATGGTCGATTAATTAATTAAAGGAGGAAAATATAATGTCAAAGAATTTTGTGGCTTTAAAAATAGCTATAGTAAAACCAAGTTATCTGAATTTACCGACTCATCCTTCCGGGCATGATGGTTATGAAATAGATCAGCACGGTATTGGTATGCATTATGATAAGGGTTGCTGTGATTTTGACGATAATGGTTTTCGTTATGCGGTAACAGCTTTGCCGGAGGAAAGAGCGAATGCTTATATAGCTAGAGGCCAGGGTAGAGTTGTTAAAATGACTGAAGCGGAAGCGGAAGCTTTCTTTGTTGAGCATTGTAAATATGAGCCGGAAGAAGTGTTTGATTTGGACAGATTGCAAGCTATCAAATTAAAGAAGGATTTTGGTTTGCCTTTAACGGAAGATGATAATAATGCTATTAATCCTGATAATGCTTTTGTCAGGGGTATTTCTAAGAATTTGAAAAAGGGATTTAGAAATAAACTTCCTAAAGACGCGATAGTTTTATAACTCAATTATGGAGGAAAGTAAATTAAAAATTACTTGTGTAATACCCGTTTTAAACGGAGCTAAGTACATCGCCAAAGCTATTCAAAGCGTTCAACAGCAGGAAGAACCTTGGGAATTAATGATAGTAGATGGCGGTTCAACTGATAATACGGAAGAAATTGTAAGGGAATTTAATGACCCAAGAATAAGGTTTGTCTCAATACCAAACTGTGAAGGTCCGTATGTTCAAGAAGACGAAGGTATCAAATTAGCTACCGGAGACATCTATCACAATATGGGCTGTGACGATACGGTCCTTCCTGGTGCTTATAAGACGGTTCGTGAGAACATTGGTGATGCAGAATGGATGTACGGAAATATGGTCGTCTACAATGAGGACTATCAGTTCAAGCGCGAGAATCATTCCCCTATTTTCAACTATCATCACTATATGGAGGGTAATATGCTCGGAACTCCCTGTTCGTTTATAAGGCTGGACTTTATTAAAAAGCATAACCTAAAACATACAGGCAGGTGGTTAAACGCTGATTACTATTTTTTACGACTTTGCGCCCAGAAGGCAAAACCGAAACAGATTGGTGATATGTTGATAGGGATTATGGCTAGAAAAGACTCTATTACTGGTCAAAATTCTAAACAATTTTCTGAATGGAAATTAGAGATGATGGAAGAGCTTAATCAGCTTCCTTTGCCCGATTATGCTAAAGAAGAGGTGGTTAACCCTAAAGTTCTGATAGCTATAGGCCATCACGGGACGGTTAGAACCGAGATGCTACAGGTTGTGGCAACTATGATAACTGACGGGAGATGTAGAATAAAGATAATCTATCCTGGTGATAGAATGACTGAAGAGAGGTTCGCCAAGCTAGGAAAAAAGGTGGTTAAAGAGGGCTGGGACTTTTTATTGAGTATTGATGCTGATAATCCGCCTATTAAAAATCCATTGGATTTAGTCTTCCTAAACAAGGATGTTATGGGCTTGCCGACTCCACAATGGTATAATGAAGATAAATACCCAATATTTTGGACAGCTTTAAAGAAAGTACCTAATGGCTGGGATCAGTGGGAAAATAGAAAAGGTTTACAACAAGTAGATGCAGTTGGTTCAGGATGTATTATAATTAAGAGAAAGGTGTTCGAGGCCCTTCCAGACGCTCCCTTTGAAAGGAAATGGAATAAGGACGGAACACAGGAGTCGGGTGCAGATTTCAACTTCTGTGAAAGAGCAAAATCAAAGGGATTTGAGATTTGGACCCACTTCGACTATCCATGTTCGCACTTTAAGGAACTGGACTTACTGGAAGTGCTGAAGTTCAAACATAGAGATTAAGAGGAGGAATGGCTAATGCCGGCATTTTTATCGGGCAACCTGGTATATTCTGATTTAACTGGTTCCGCTAAGAGGACATCTGCTTTTACTTCTACGGTTCAGGCTTCTTTTACTGCAACCGGAATAACCGGAGCAACTACGGATGCTGCGGATTTTTATGGTTGCGTTGATTCAACCGATAAACATACCAGATATTCAGGTTTTACTTCAACGGTAAAAAGTTCATTTACAGCGGCTAATAATAATTTAGGTATTACTTGGGATGGAAAATCTCCTGCTAGATATTATACGGGAGACAACACTAATACTAAAATAAAGAAGTTTTCAGGCTTTACTTCAACTGTAGCTTCTAGCGTAACTAGCTTAGACTCTCCTTGGGATGTTACGTTTGATGAAACTGATTGTTATTATTCTGATTTTACCGGTACTGTTAGATTAGTAAGGTTATCTGCTTTTACATCTACGGTTAAAGCTTCCATAGCATCTCCTGGCACTGGTCCTAGAGGTATTTCTATTCAAGAGAGTAATTTGCTTTCATCGAACGCTGCGGCTGACCCAAATAATAAGGTATATCAACATAGTGCTTTTACTACGACTATAAAAGTTTCTTTTCAAAGAAGTGACGTTCACGGTATGGAGTGGGATGATTATGCTACTAGAGCTCAGGATGCAACTACTACTTCTTCGTCTACTAGTACGTCAACCTCCACTAGTACAAGTACATCAACTTCTACTTCAACTTCTACCTCTACGTCTACTAGCACTAGTTCTACATCTACCAGCACGAGTACGTCAACTTCTACTTCTACTTCCACTAGTACAAGTACGTCAACATCTTCTTCTACTACTTCAAACACTTCTTCTTCTACATCATCATCTACTTCAAGTTCGACGACTTCTAATACCGAATCAACTACTTCTTCGACAACTACTTCTACTTCTACCTCTACTTCTACTTCTACCTCTACTTCTACTAGTACCTCTACAAGTACAAGTTCTACTACCTCTACTTCTACTTCTACTTCCTCTACAACTTCTACTTCTTCCACAACTTCTACAACAACTTCCACCAGTTCTTCCAGTTCTACTACTACCCAACCGCCCTATATGGTGCCGCAAGTAGACATCCAGGAGTTTAAGCCAATTATAGATACTATGGTATAATTAGTTAAAAGGAGGTAAATAAATGCTGGTTAGAATTAAGAACGAAACATTAATAGATAAAAGAGAGGGGACGTATTTAACCGCAGCTGTCGCCGCCGCCGGGACTTCTCTTACGGTCCAGGATAATAACCAATTCTTAGCTGATAATGAATTTTATTTACTGGGTCCGATAGGTTCGGAAACTTCGGAAATTATACAGAAAAACGGAGCTGGAACTCTTGGAGTTACGATAGCGGTTGATGCTATTACTTTTGCTCACCCGATTAATACTCCTCTCTACCGGCTTGACTATAACCAATTTCGTTTAGCTCATTCTACGACTACTTCCACTAATGATATAGACGCAGCTAATGTAACAACCGCATCTCTTCAGTTTGATGACACCTATACCCGTTATCAGGATTCTACCTATACTACGGGTTATTTCTTTGTCCGTTTCTATAACTCTCAAACTACTACGTTTTCCGATTATTCTGCTCCTATTCCGGTGGGAGGACATACTCAGCTTTCCCTGTGGGAAATAGCCAGGAGAGTTTATAAGCATATCGGTTTTTTGAATAATGATGATATGGATGAGAGCCAAGTCAAATTTGCCGAAGTCAGGAGGGCTATAAATGATAAGCAGAGAGATATAGTTCACGATAGGCTTTGGAATTTTGCCGAGGGCGAACGGAGCTTTGCTACCGTAGCTAATCAATTCCGGTATGTTCCTGATTCTACCAGAGTAGGGATTATTAATACGGTTATTTCTGATTCTAAACCGTTAAAATACATTGACAGGCAGACCTGGGAGTTGACTCATATCGATTCTGATACGACCTCTTCTTATGCGACGCACTTCTCTATCTGGAATAATGAGATTCATTTATATCCTAAGCCGTCAACGGCTGCTTCTTCTACTACTATGAATGATTCCGGCGGTATCAGCGCGACTGATACTTCGGTTATTCTTACTTCAGCTTCGGGGTTCAGAGCTATCGGCGGGTTTTACAGGTTTATAATTGATTCTGAGGTTATCTATTCTCCGGCCTTATCCAGCGTCACGTTTTCGGGACTTTTAAGAGGCCGGGAAGGCACAACTGCCGCTGCTCATTCTGACGGAGCGACTGTAACTGAGAGAGATATTGTTTATACGTATCAAGTAGAACCGACTGACTTGTCTGATATAACTGATGAAACGATCGTGCCTGAACCTGAAGTAATAGCGGTTGGCGTGGCGGCGGACTTCGCCAGAGGCTCTATCGGAGACAATGCTTTAGCTGACCGATTGGATAAGCTCTATAAAGAAGGGTATCAGAAACTCATTACAAAATATTCTAAGAAAGTAAAGACGACTTTTAATGCAGTTAAAGATGTTGAGAATACCGTAGATTCAAGAAATCTCTTGAATCCCAATGATTATCCTCAAAATCTCTCTTAATGCGGCCAATTCCGGATAAAATTTATCGTGATTTTTCCGGGGGTATAAGAAGAGATAAAAGCCCCTATGATTTAAAAGATAATGAACTCCAGCGAGGGAGGAATTTTGAGATAGATGACCAGGGGAGGATAAGGAAGAGAAGAGGATCTCTTCAATTCGGGCAGGATGTGGCTAATATAATTAACTTTCATTGCGATGCTAATGGACTATTTGCAGCTAATTATCATGCCACTCAGTTAGTCGTATACAGATTAAGAAGTTCTACAAATGATTCGGCTTTAACCACGGCCACCAGTTCTATAGCCGTTTCACCTTCAGGACAATTTATTGCCGGACCTTCCAGTGCAGAAGTTAATGGAGATGAGTTTAGCTATGGTTCCGGCGGCGGTGGATCACCTTTAGCTACGGTTACGGGTATCAGTGAATCTCATGCGGCCCGCAGTGTTATTCAACAATGGGTTTCGATAGGAACTCTTAATTCTACCCGAACTCACGTCAGCATTGACGGCTGTTGGTTTACCTATCTTAACGGTTTGACGGTGATTTTAAGCAACGATAGCGCTAGTAATTCTGATATGTCTACCTGGGATGCCTCATCTATAGCCGATGTTCCGACTATGGATGTTAATGCCAGACTGTTAGAAACATTCAGGGATAGGGTTTTTACGGTCCTAACTAATGGCAGCAGAGTATATTATTCAAATCTTGGAGTTGTTGCTTTCCCTACGACTATTGAAGATAATTCTTTTGATATAGAAGACCAATTAGGAGAACCGATTACGGCTATAAAACAGTATCGTAAGAATTTAATTATTTCAAAACAATCATCGGTATATGCTTATTCCGGTTCTCTGCCGGTCAGGCAACTTACAACTACTTGGGGAGTTTATAATGAGAATTGTTTGCAGGAAATAAGGGGTCTTCTTTATGGAGTAGGACCTGAAGGAGCTTTTGTTTCTAATGGTGTATCTTTTGTGGATATAGGCAAGCCGGTGCAGGAGTATTTGGAAGCTAATTCTAAAGTTGATTTTAATAGCGGGGGAGATGTTTCAGAGATTCAGCTTACCAGAACCGCTCAATGGGATAATAAGTTTATTATTTATATAAATGATTTCACCGATCCCGAAACCGGCTTATCTGCGACTAAATTAGCTCTAGTTTACGACACAATTAAAAAGAACTGGGTAATCTGGAGAGATATAAGTGCCAGCACGGCTTTCAAATCTCTTAGTAACTTCAGAAGCGGCGGTTCGGTGCTTGGGGATCTGCAGCAAAGACCGATAGTTTTGTTTTCAGAAGGAACTATAGTTTATAGAATGTTCGAGAATAGGACTATTCAGCGAGTAACTGCCGGAGGCAGAACGGTGGGGACCGACAGGTATTCTGATGAATATAAAGATGCAGTAGGCACTCCGATTACAATGAATGTCGTAACTAAGCCATTTGACTTAGGCCAGCCTAATTACCGCAAAGAGTGGGGCTATTTAAAGGTTTTTTGTGAGCGGCCTCAGGGGATGAGTATCTCGGCAATTATAGACGATGGCGACCCGATACCACTAGGCCAGTGTAATAGCAGAATCAATAGATTTAAATTTCCTCCTAATACTAAAGGAACCCGTTGCGCTCTCGCGATAGATGAATCTTCTATCAATTCTTCGGCTATCTTTAATGGCTGTATCTTTGAGGAGTGTAAGGTAATAGACCAAAATGTCTAACGAAGAATTACAAATAGATGCTTCGGATTATGAGGGAGATGTTTTCTCTGATGATTTAGAATTTGATTTAGATGAAGATTTAGAAACAGATGCGATAGATACATTATCTGAAGAAGGTGATTCGGTAGATTCTTACCAAACTATATTTGCCGTAGCTCCGCAGGTTATCTTAGCGGCAGCAAGTATTATACGCCCCGAAGCGACAGTAATGAACATAATAGCTACAATAGGTGGAGGAGCTGTTACGCTGACTTCTAACCCGTCCATAGCTGATGGTATTAACGGACAACTGCTCGTCTTGAGAGGAAGCTCAGCAACTGATACAATTACATTAACGGACGGTAACGGGATGTTGTTAGCTGGGGATGTCACACTGGGCTTAAACGATACGATTACATTATATTATGACGGATTAATAACTAATGATTGGGTGGAGCTAGCTAGGAATTTAAATACAGTACAAACCTATGCAGCTACTAATGTAACGACTGACCGAGCTTATGACGCTGACACGGTAGTAGTAGCGGAATTAGCCGATGTTGTGGGAACATTAATAGCGGACTTAAGAGCATGGGGGATAGTAAAATAGGAGGGTAAAAAATGGCGCTAAATACAAGCACATCGGTCGTAGACTTCTTAAAATTGCAGAATAAACCTTCTGATTTTAACTCACGTTTAGCTTTATATGAGTCCTCCGGCCTTAAGGATGCTTTTGGCGATTATAGGGGAACGGCGGAGCAGAATAGTACACTATTACAAAAGTTATCCGCAACTCAACAACAAGCTCCAGCAGCACCTTTACCACCCTTACCTTCCGGTGGCTTAACTGAAAAAGACATTATTGATCAGACAGGGCCAGGCACTGTTTCTAATATCAACGACCTAGATCAGCCTGAAGAGTCAGTAGAAGAAAAACAAGCCAGAATAGAAGCTGAAGGACAGTTAGCTAGAGGCGGAGAAGGGCTTACAAGGGGAGTAGCTGGTTTACAGGCAGGAGCGGAAGCAACTATTTCCGGATTAGCAAAGAAAGGTACTCAAATACAAGAACAAATAGGTGAACAAGCGGCCGGATTTGGCGGTGCTTTTTCTGGTAAAACTAAGAAATCTCAAGCTGAAGTAGCTCAAGAAGTAGCAGAAAAACAGGCCCTTACCAGACAAAAACTCGGCGATGATATTTATAATTTATTCAGTAAAGAAGAACAAGCATTAGGAACAGAGTTCTTATCTCGTTTATCTATACCCGAAGCTCAGGAATTTGCCTCTAAAATACCCGCTCCAATTAGAGGGGTAGTTATGAACACTTATCAACAGGCTGTTGAAAAAGCTCAAGAGAAGGCCCAAAAGAGTGCTGCTGATACGCTTGAGAAGCTAGGTTATGTTGTTGTTGGTGGAAAACTTGTATCTACATTAGCTGGTAGGACAGCAGAAAGAGCGGATGAAGCGGCAGTAAGAGCAGAAAGGACTGCCGAAAGACAAGATGCGATGTTAGAAATTTCGGAGAGAAGATTACAATTAGCAGAACGAGCAGCTCAAAATGCTTTGACTACTAATAATCTAACCCCAAGACAGAACGCTACCTTCCTTAGAATCTCTGATAATTTTCAGAAGGATTCGGTTATTAAAAGTGCGGGTGCGGCGGTTAATGCTAGGACTATAGCTGACCAAGTTATTGCTAATCCTGGTAGTGCTGGTAATCAATTAAAGATACTCTACACTTTAGTTAAATCGTTAGACCCAGATACGGCCGTTAGAGAAGGTGAGTTATCACTTGTTCAAAGCACTCAAAGCTATATTGGCAGATGGGAGACTACTCTTGAAAAGTTATCAACAGGTAAACTTGTGGATAATAAAACAGCTCTTGAGCTGGCTAAGGCAACTAAGGAACTTGCTGATATGTGGGACGCTTCAGCAAAACGAAGAACTGTATTCTATAATTCTCAAGCTAAGACTGGCGGTATCGGAAAGGCTTGGGGTGAGTATACTGGCGGGATAGAAGCCGGGATGGCTGAATTAGATGCTGGGGGCGGAGGAGGAGCGGATGGAGGAAACAATAACCCATTAGGAATATAATATGCCAAACCCACAGGAATTTAAACAATTACTCTTACAGAAATACCCTGCTGGGGTGGCTTCTGATGGGAGAAAATACTCTGATATACCCGACGCAGAATTAACTCAGATGGTTGTGGATAAGTTTCCGACTGGCGTAACTTCGGGGGGAGTTGCGTATAAAGATTACTTGTCTCAGCCAGGCTATTTAGAACGAGTGACAACTGGAGTTAGAGAAGACTTAAATAGGCGAGCTGACCGAACTTCTCAAATCGTTGGTCGTGATACTAATCCTTTATTAAAAAGTTTTCAGGCTTTTGGTCAAGGTGCGGGAGCAGCGGCTAATACTCTGGAAACCTTAGTTGGTGAAATACCAGTAGTTAAAAAGATAACTGAACCTATTGGAAAAGCGATTGGTTGGGCGACAGCTCCCAGTCAGGGTGCAATCCAAAAAGTCAGCCAAGCCTATAGTCAATTAAAACCCAACGTTAAGGACACAGTTGAGGGGGCAGGTAATATTATTCGTTTAGGCACAGATATTGAAACGGTAGCTAAAGTAGCTAAGAGTATGCCGGCTGGCTTAAAGAGTGTAGAAACGTTAGGAGCTAATGTTAAAGAAAAAGTTGGAGCGACCGTAGCTTCGGGAACAAAAAATCTGCAAACTAAATATGTTGATGACTTAGCCAATACATACAGAGAAGTCGCGGGGCAAAAGAAAACTACAACTAAAATATTAAATAAATCTTCTGCTAGAGGCTATGATGATTCTCAGTTTTTAGCTGAAAGAAATATAACTCCCGATATTGAAAAGGGACGGATAAGAACGACAGGTGCGGATCACGGAGCCAATCTTAAAAAACTAAACACTCAAGCTGAGCCACTTAATAAACATTTAAATATGGCCTTGAAAGAGTTAGATCCAGGCACACCTCCAACAGCATTATCTGAAATGAGAAGAGATGCTTTGAGCGGGGTAGATAATATGCGTAATCTTACGGAAACGGCTAGGAAGTCCCTAAAAGGACATATAAATCAAGAATTTAATTTATTAGATGTTAAATATAAATCTAGTGGTGGGAAAGTAAATCTCGAACAAAAACAAAACATAAAGCAATCTAGCTGGGCGGCTACACCTTTCGACAGTACTAAGCCTTATATGAAGGACGCTAATTATCAAATTGGAAAATCGGCCCAAAAAGCTATAGAAAAAGCAGTACCCAAAGATGTTTTTGATGTCCATGAATTAAACCGTGAGATAGGAAAATATAAATCAGCCGAACAGTTTTTGGAATCTTTAGAGGGTAGCGTGGTTAAACATGGGAAATTAGGTGGTCACTTTAATAGGGTTATTGGAGCTGTTGCGGGACATTCTGTTGGTGGACCAATAGGAGCGATCTTCGGATCAATGGGCGGAGAAACGATAACAAATATACTACAAAGTCATACATTCTCTAATCCTTTAAAACAACGAATCCTTAGAAATTTACAAGTAGCCGACCCGGTAGCTTTTAGACAAGCAGTAGAATTTATTAAAAAATCAGGACTAGAAAGAGAACTGAGATTGGCTCTTCCGGCACCCAAATATATTGAAGGACAACCATATAAGGGTGGCCCTAGTAAAATCTCAACCCAAGGACAAGCTCAACAACTATTAGAAAAATTGGGCGTAGACTTAGAATTTAAAAAACAGGGAAATATTCCATTACCAAAAGATATGTTGAACTTAAGGGGACCGTTGTTGAATTTGAGAAATTTACCTAAAAAGGCCGGAGATACTGGCAGAAAGTTAAGTATAGAAAGGTTGCTTAAAAAACCTTAAGAATTTTGTCGTTTCCAGTCCAAATACCACCAAAGGAGTATGAGAGCGATTATTGTAAGCATAAAGATAATTTATAAAGAGTCATCTACAAGATAACCAATAAATTCAAAGACAAGCCATAAAAACCCAAAGAATAACCCAAACCCCCAGTGGCCGAATATAAATGAAATACCCGTTAATAAGAAGGCAATAGCAACCATAATAATACCAGTATAATAGATAGTAGAGGAACTGTCAATAGTATATGAAGGCACAAGAACTAGAGAAATGGATACAAGAAGTAGATAAGAAACTGGAAAATCACTTAGTCCATGTTTCGGCGGACATAGCCCAGATTAAGAATGATATTGATTGGATTAAAAGATTCTTTTGGTTAGTAGCCGGGGTTTCGGTAACTTCTATTTTGGGAGCTTTAATTAGTTTATTATGGCGTTAAATCAACAGGAGTTGTTTATTAAGTGGAACGGTAAATTCAATAATTTTGATAATGGTTTTGGTCCCCAGTGTGTGGATATTATAAAGCAATATTTTCAGGATGTTCTCGAGCTCCCTCCTATAGCCGGTAATGCCATAGATTATTGGCGGGATATTCCAGGTTTTACTAGAATCTCTAAGGGCTGGTTTAATACTCCAAAGCCAGGCGATCTTATTATTTGGGGACCAACTCTAAGCAATCCTTATGGTCATATTGCTATCTGTAATTGGGTCCGTAGTTTTGACCTGGGTGTCTTTGAACAAAACAATCCTATCGGTTCTCCCTGCCACTTTGATGTCCACAGTTATAAAGGAATAGTTGGTTGGCTCAGACCCAACCAACTCCCCGTAGAAGCTCCCAGACCCCCTAGACCTAGCACTCAGGAACGAATATACATTAAGGCAGTATATCTAAGCGATACTGACGATATTGCCGAATCTATGGCTTATTGTGACAAGAAGCTTCAGGAATTTACAGGAGGCAGACTTGGAGTGGAGTACGAGTTTAAACAGATTACTCCGGTTAATGCTTTGGTAGGATTAGACCTGTCTCAACAGACATCTTCTGATATTGTAGACAGTCAAACTTATTATAAACCTTTTCATTGGGTTGTTCTGGGGTATCACGGATTCAGCTCTTCACCGGGGTATTTTACGGTTACAAGCTTCTTTAAGAATATCTGGTTTACTTCCGGGTATAAGCCCTTTCCTAAAGAGGTTCTTTTATTTGAACTAAAACACTTTGCCGTCCGATTCTATAACCAGTATAGAGGCACAAGTCCTTTTATTGATAACTATGATAATTACAAATCTGCTGATGGCGGATTAGCCAAGGTCGAGGAGCAGATAAAAGCATTAATTCCTTATTTAGAAGTATTTAAAATATGAGTAAAGTATTTATAATCACAATAGCTAAGCGTTTTGGAAAAGCTTTTTTAGCTGGAGGACTTGTTTCTTTATCAGCTCAGTTAGCTAGTTCTCCACAACCTACTTTTGATAATTTAGCTAGTTTGAAAGTGTGGGGGATTGCATTGTTTTATGCCTTTTTTGTTGGCGGTATTTTAGCTATGGAAAAAGCTTCCAGGTGGACAAACTAGATTGAAACTTGACTTTATTTGTGTTACCTTTAAAGGGTAAACGACGTTCTTGCGGGACGTCGTTTCGTTATATGGAGGACTATAAGTGGAGTACAATTATGTTAAAACTATATACAGCTATCCTATTAGGCCTTATTTGGGCCCTGATTGTGGTTAACCAGGCCGGAGGAGAAGATATAGTGGCTTGCTATGAGAACGCTACGCCTAGCCCAAAGTCTATGCAAATAGAAGGTAAGTCTATGCAGGCTATGGTTCTGGGGATGGTGGAGATGGCAGGATTTGACCCTATAATCGCTGATAAGGTAATACGGTGTGAGAGTGGGTGGAATCCTGAAGCTATAGGCGATTCGGGCCAGAGTTGGGGCTTATGGCAAATTCATCAACCGGCTCATAACTTAGGTTCAGCTAGTTTTGATCCCTACTTATCCACAGTTTATGCGATTGAGTTGCTTAAAAAGAGTGGCTGGTCTCCTTGGACCTGTGCTAGAAACTTAATTCAACCCGTGGATTCTTAGGGTCTTTATCCACCATCTGAATACGGGTCATAATATACCGGTCATCTGTGCATAAACCACCCTTCTCTAGGGCATCACAAAGGAGCTTGAGGTAGTTATGAGAGTCGGCATTAGAACGAGTAAGGAAGAACCTTAAGTCTAAATGGAAGAAATAGTTATACGGCTTTATTTTATTATTATTGCAGTATACCCAAACTAGCTTGGAAGCATCTAATAACCAGTCTCTAGCTTCAGTTGAGAGTATTTGAAAACCAGTAGTTCTACTGCGTATCATTCTCCTATTCGTTGACGGCGGGAGAGGGAGGATCAGAGAGTGGTTCATTTCCCTTTAATAATACCATATAATTGTATTGCCTTATGTTGATAAGTATCTGTTTCTTTATGACAACTTTTACACAGGGTTCTGCCATTAGAAACCTTAAATCTTAATTTAGGGAAATAAGCAAAGGGTAAAATATGGTCAGCTTCTAGTTTTCCACCCCTCTTTTTACACCATACGCAAGTCCAGTTATCTCTTTTAAAAACCTTTCTGCGCCATATTTTATATTTTAAGCTTTTTCTAATTAAATTATTAATAGAAGTAACTCCTCCCCTCCATGCTCTATTATTACTTCCTAAATTCCAATATGCAGATTTTCCTACCCTTGCTTCTTTTAATTTTTTGACATAACTATCAGAAAATTTTTTATTTAACCAATATCTTATTTTTGGCCTTAATTTATTTTTATAAAGAAACTTTTGTTTGGCACTAATTTTCTTTTTAGTTTTAGTTGTCTTTAACCTCCCTTTATTACTATCAGATAAAGCTTTTAATCTACATAAATGAGAGCAGTATTTATTAGGATTATACTTCTGAAGCTTTTTAATTTCAAATATATTATTGCACCTGTGGCAAGTTGTTTTTGTCATATTTATCTTTCTTATAAACATAGTCCCATAATTCTTCAATTATAAACTTATTTAAATCTTTTTGATATATTGAATTTTCATAAGCTTCTTTTGCGGGTCCTGCGGATTCTTTTAAAAGTTGGAGCCAAGTAGGATGATAAATCAACATAGATGAATTAGTTTTACCATGTTTTTCCATATTCCATTTATCCCAAGGCCGCTGAACGATTAATTCATTAAATGTCATTTTCCTGCGGTTCTCAATAGTAGCTCTTCTTTTTACCATTTCTATTTTTGCCTCTGCCATCATTTGGTCTAATGTATCTTTCCTTCCTTTCCTTAAATAGTTTATATATGCTCTCTCAATCCAATCATCAGCTCCTAAAGCCCAGCCACAATTAAAGATATTGTGGATATATGAATCGTGATGATAAACATAATTTCTACCTGAAGATAGATGATAACCGATTGCATTAGGGTCAGTAACTACAGTAGAACCATACATCCACCAAAGACAATCGACGAATACTTCACCCCCGCCATAAGTCCTGTGAACTTCCGGATAGCCGCCAAAATCTAAGAACTGATCTCTCTGAACCATCACTCCCCAATGGCCTTGTCCGGCTACAGCAAAGGGAGTATCGGCAACTTTGTAGTTATTCCAAGTCATCTTCCATTCTTCCCCTAATTTAAAAGTATAACCATAACCCATACCCCCATGATGGGGTGGATAAGCTCCCATCCATTGTACTGAACCATGTACAATTCCTCCTGTGTCTTGACAGGTCTTAATTATAGATTTAAAAAATCCTGGCTTAAAAGCAATATGAGCATCTGAGAAGTATAAATATTCTCCTCTAGCTATCTGGGCTCCTTTGTTCCGCGCGGAATGATTACCTGCTATTGGGTCGTACAAAACTCTAACTTGCCTAGACCAAAACATTCCTCGTGGCATAAAGTAAGAGGTAGTTCCTTTCGTTCCTTTTTGAGGCCAGAAATTATTATCAGTAGAACAATTATCAACAACTATAATTTCCCAATCTTCAGGAGAGAATCCATCTGCCTCAAGGCAATGAATAGCGGAGTAGATCGTATGAACGATGTTCGGAAATTCGTTACGGGCGGGAATGATGACGCTTAGTTTTAGTGTGGGTTTAGGTGGTAACATTTAATTTTAACCATAAGTTGGCTATTGCTGCTTCGGGAGTTGAGCCGAAGGTAAAACATAATTCCAGATCACCTTCGGCCATCCATTTATCAAGTGCATCTTGCCTGTAATTGAGAGCCTTAAATCTATTTCCACACGCTTCTATAAGTTCAGAGAGAGTCGGGAATCTCTCGTTAAAGGTAACCTTAGTTCCGTCGGGTAATTCCATAACGCCAAAAGAAATTGGTTTAAACCCCGCGTCTTTTAATTGTTTTGCTAATTCGTAGTTCATATATTTTTTGGGAATCTGCATTTTGCTAATAAAGGTGTGTGGGTTGTATCAATTCCTGTCGGTTCACCTGCGGCTGAGAAGAACTGCACCTCTTCAAAGAAATGAGAGAGGACGGCATGGAACTCCTGGCTCGTGAACTCGCGGACGTGATAGATATTTCTGGGCTTATCCTTTTGGATCGTCTTATGATTCCTATTAGGCGTAGATATGAAATACTCTGTAGGGTTATCTTTGCTTTTAGTATCAAACTTCTTGGTTATCTGCTCCAAGAACTTATAACAATCCGCTATATGCTCTATTATCTCTATCGCCACGACTATATCAAACTTCATCGTCTCTCTATTCTCATTTACAATATCAAAGACATCAAAACTAACTTGACTATTGTAATAAACACCATTCTTAACCCTAGTAAATGCTTCTTTAGCGAACTGAACACTAAGCTCATTCTTATCTATGCCCCATACAAAATCAGCTTCTTGAGAAATAACATTAGAACCAACACCCGAACCACAACCCACATCTACGACTGTCGGCTTCCAAATAAACTTAGGGTATTGAGGATGCTGGGTAGCCTTCCACATACAGTGGTTCTTGATGAACTCATACATCAACCGTGTCGGCTTCCACAATAAAACACCATTGTGCATAAATAAATCTATATTAGCCTTCACCTGGTTCTTATCCGGCATCTCCGGATTTTCCTGATAATCAGGATCTGAAATAAGGGTGTTGGGAGTCGCGACCTCAGTTTTACTCTCGTTTAAAGGCATCGTAGGAGCTTGTTTTTCCTCGGTTTGGGTATTTTCTAAGGATAAGGCCGCTTTGCCGGAAGGTTCATCTATAGGCTGAGTTTGAACTATATTTTGAGGTTGCTGTCTCAATTCTTCTTCTTCTTTCTTCTTATCCTCTATCTCTTTGGCTTGTCGGTCATAACAGACATAGCAAAGAAGATTAACAAAGTCATCCGGTATAGGGCTTTCGCATACATCGCATTTTTTATTTTGTTCCGACATATTTTAATAAGTAATTAGTTAATTTATTACAAAGAAATAATAAAAACTCAACAAAAAAACTACCTCGTTTATAAACCTGCCTACCTTCTGCTCCTTTTAACCACATTTGAAATTCTTTTATCATGATAATTGATGACCGCACATTGGGCATAGCTTCTTTTCTTCCGGGTTGCATTTATGGCATAGTCGATCAGCAAAGAAGATGCCCGTGCACTCATGGGTTAATTGTTTCCAGGGTATATTCTTATGACAGATCGTGCAGTGCTTAGGCTTTGGGAGTATTTTATTTTTTGTTTTGGTTAAGAAGTTTAGCATTGTTATAGTACTAGTCTCCACTTTCCCCTCGTTACTTTCTCTATACCGCAATGTACCCAAGCCTTCCTGCAAGAACCCCACTTTTTTTGATATATGCCCATAGAGTGAGGAAAACCATTTAGTCGCTCTGGGTAGCGATCTCTTTCTTTGATTTCCTTTTTGAGTTTGCGATTAAACTCTGGTGGATAAGGGAGATAGCTTCGTCCATCAATCCAGCGTGGATGGTCTTCTTTTTTTCTTTTACCTTCTTTAACCCATTTGTCATAGCATAACCTGGAACAAAATTTACATGGTTTTTTATTAATTTGAGCAGGAAATCGGTAGAAGTTTTTTTTACACTGAATACAAGCTCTACTAATCTTACCTCCTTTCCATCCTGCACGGCTTTTACTACCTCTGTAATTTTCTGAAATAAATTGATAGGCACATTTTCTCGTGCAGAATTTCTTTTGATGACTTGGGAATGTCCAGTATTTTTTGCCACATATTTGACATTTTGTTTCATATTTTCTTTTAAGTGTCGTCCAATAACATTCTACTGAACAAAATTTAGACCTTTTCTTTCTCGGTTTTTTGCACCCCACGCATAGAAATGAGTTTGTTGTTATATTCATCAGCAATATCTAATAAGCTCATTTTAGCAACTTTTTTGAGGGCTTGCAAGTCTTTCGGCAAACACTTGGACTCCTTAATTGTTCCATACCCTCTATAGCCTTTATGAAAGATGACGGAATGTGAATCTCCAATCCATCTATTCTGGACGAGGACTTCACGAATAGTCTCATAATCCGCTCCCACCTCTTTACTAGCATCGTATAGTTGGTTGAACCAGGTGACCTTAAGAGCGTAATACGAGTTTTGAGCATGTTTAAGTAGCTCAGCATCAAGCGGTGATACGACTCTTTTGACAGGGGCTTCGGGTAAGATTTTGAAGATTTCATGTACTAGTGATAACGACTGCTGAGGACAACCAAGTATCTGGAATTGAGGCTTGGTAAAGTCTTCCCAGGCAGTCATTTCGGTTAAAAATTCACAATTATAAACAAATCTTAAATGGGGATATTTTTCTTGGAACCAATCTAGCGTGCCGGGGATAAATGTGCTCTTGATAATAACGATGCTACCTTTCTCCATCGTGGCGAAGTAGTTATTAAGAGCTGACTTACTGTCTTCACTTGCACAATTATCCTGGAAGTTAGCGCAAACAAAGAATACTTCGGCTTTTCTGACTTCTTCCCAGGAATCGCAGGGACCTCGGACATCATAGCCTTTAGCATCGGGATAGTATCTCTTAAGTATCTGGCCTATAAAACCATTACTTCCTATTATCCCGATTGTTTTTTTTGTGTCCATTTTCGTGTAGTTTCTCTTTTACGTTTTGTTTTACAGTCGAAGCAGGTAATCATTATTCCTCTGTTGCTACGCGTCATTATACTTTTACAATAACGGCATTTAACTTTGTAACGGTTTATCTTTCTCATCGTTGGCCTCCACCAAAATTCCTTTAGTTGTAATTAACAACGACACAATAGACACGGCAGATTCCACGCCCGCAATCAGCACCTCCACCGGATCTATAATATCTTCTCCAACTTCTAATTCTTTTACCTCCATATTCTCTAACAATTGTTGGTGAGGATATTTAAGAGCAGCATTTAAAATACCGCTGGATGTTTTAATCTCGCCTAAAGTAACACCCGCACCCATTACTACACCATCTTTAAACGCTACCTTGGTTGCATTAACCGCGTCTTCCACCTTGTACCTTAAGGCCTTCATTTCATTCTCCGTAGCGCCACCGACCTTTATAACCGCTACGCCGGAAGTTAGCTTGGCTAACCGGTCCTTCATCTTATCTTTCTTTAACTCTGATTCTGTAGTTTCAATAATAGCTTTGAGCTTGGTAACATACTCATCTATCTTCTTGCCGTGTCCTCCGACTATAGTTGTAGAATCCTTAGTAAGAATTACTTTGTCGGCCATACCCAGGTCCTCTAATTGCACATCCTCTATCTTCTTCCCTAAGTCGCCGGCAATAAAGCTGGAACCGGTAAGCTCGGCTACATCCATTAAGAACTCATACTTATCATTGGAATAGTATGGAGCTTTAACAGCAGGGAAGAGGCCGACACCCTTTACGTAATTTATTACTAATGTGGCCAAGGCCTCTCCCCTGATGTCATCAGCTATAATGAGGAGCTGCCTGTTCCCCGACGCCACTACTTTGTTCATTAATGGAACTAACTCCTTTACATCTACCAGCTCCCTATCAGTTACGAATATATAGGGCTTATCCAATATCGTCTCGGCCTTCTCCGGGCTATTAATAAAATAAGGAGAAGCAAAACCACGGGGGAACTGGAGGCCTTTTACTACGGTATGGGTCGTCTCCATCGAGCGGGATTCTTCTATAGTAACAATGGCTTCATGGCCGAGTTCAGATAGAATCTCGGAAATAACCTCAGCCATCTTTTCGTTATTAAAAGATATATAAGCTACTTGCTTGAGGTCTTCTTTGCTTGTTATCTGTCTGGCTTTGGCTTTTATCTGAACCTTGAACTCTTCTAACCCTTGTTGTAAGTCAGCTATAACTTCACGGGCTTTGTAAGATTCCAGTGCCTTGATTTCTTTCATCAACGCTTGAAGCATTATAAGAGAGGACGTTGTGCCGTCACCAACGCGATCATTGGTCTTCACGGCTACTTCTTTTACTAGCTGAACTACGGAGTTCTCAAACTCATCCGGTAATTCAAACTCTTTAGCCGTAGCAACGCCATCATCTATTACTTCTTGGCGATTACCACGTTGGAGGATTACTTTATTCTGAGCCGGGCCGTAAGTAGGTTTTACAAAATCACAGAGCTTATCAACGGCGTCAAAGATTAATGGGTTTAGTTTTTGGGTGTATTTTTTCATTCGTAGTAAAGTGGCTCAACCTGGTGCTTAAAGATATGGTCAAGCGAATAATTCTTGAGCAACTCTCTCTGCCCCAATAGAGGTTTATTTATATTCATTTGGTTTTCTATAATCGCCGCCCAGTCAGCGTAATACTTGTCTTCATCAGTATAATTAACTACGGTGTCTTTACTCCCAAACTCCATATATAAAGAATGGTCTCCACCAAATTCTCTAAGCTGAGGGACATTGGCATTTAAAACGAGGAGGTTCTTTGATAACATAGCCTCCAATAATATCAGCGAACAGTTCTCACTAATTGTAGGAAATACGAATAAGTTTGACAAGAGGAAAAGTTGAGAAACTATCTCTCTACTTACCCCAGCTTCATACTTCGGGATTTCTTCAAGAGACGTAAAGATAACTTCATCAGGATCAAGCCCCCAAGAAGCAAATGTAGCTTGTAAACTTTGAATATTTTTCTTTTCCCTTTCATGATTAGCGTGAGCATTGGCGATAATATATTTAACTTTGTGTCCTCTGGCTTTGAGTTTAGCGAATACTCTAACCGCTTTCTGAACCTGTTTACCATCCACCATCCGAGTAGAAGAAAGAGGATAAATCCCCATGTAATCAGCAGATAATAAATCATATTTATTAATTAAGTTTATAACAAAAGGGTCAAGTTGCCAAAAGGTTCTGGGGTCTACTACATTGTGGACAACCCGGACTTCGGATAACCAAGTTCCATACATTTCAGCTAAAGCCAGGGCATGATAGTTGTTTAAGTAAATTATCTTAGCGTTGCGGGGTTTGTTAAATCTAAAGCTATGTATACCGGTAGGTTCTCTTACTGATGGAGCTGAATGAGTCCAGAGAAGCCATTTGGCTTTAATCAAATCATACTGGCAAATCTCGTGAATAGCTCCGCAATAAGGAATATAGGTGTCAATGAAGTGCATATCATGAGCAATCATCACATCTATGTCGGCAGCGAACTGTCTCAGAGCGCTCACGACAAGCTTAACCTCGTCCTTAAATTCTTCTGGTTGGCCGAAGCTCTTGTATTTTTCCAGTATTAATTGAGGGATGACTTTTCTAATCTCCACTCCTTTAGGTATTTTGTCATCATCTTTAAATGACGGCAGAACGAATAAGACACATTTATATCCGTGCTTGAGGTTCATTTCGAGTTGGTCATGGATAACCGAAGTAACTGAATAAGCCCTACTCCAGTCGTAGTGCGTGGTCATAAAACCGATTGTCTTCTTAAGTTCCTCCATAGTTTGATACTTTCTCCTGGCAGTGAAGCCAGAGAGCGGGGATTTCTCCCTCCCCCAGTAGATTGCTCTACCAGGAGAAAACATCAAATCTCATATTTCTTGATCCAGTTGCAGTTAGCGCATAATAGCTGATACCGGTTCTTATCTACTTCTCCTTTTATAATTTTTAAATATATTTTACGCTTACTTAAACCGTATTTCTTCCTGTCTTCCGGTGCATCATCGTTAACATGGTCTAGCTGTAATACTCTGTAATCAGAATTATCACACCTTTTACATTTACCACCATACATTTCAAGCAATAATAACCTTACTCGTTGTTCGCGACTCAGTGACCGTACCTTAGTCATTACCTCATCATAGTCCTCCCTAGATGCTTTTCTAATGGGGACTTTCGTCACCATTATATTATACAATAAATCTTGATATATGTTATCAACAAGCTTAATTTCCACCTCCCGCCACCTTATCCAAGGTTTGAATTTAATCAGGCGGAGGGGTGCGGCATGGCTAAACCTTTTCAGGTTCGCATTCCTCTGTTAGCCTCTAGAGCCAGACCCCGTAGGATTATCGTGTCTGGTGCTATCCGTAGTTTCCCCCTTCACTTGCCGAAGTTACAGATGGGATAGTCGGATAGCTAATATGAGTTACTTACCTTCCTTTACTTTCTCTACTTTCCATTCAACCTTAGTTCCTTTAGTAGAAACTCTGGTAACTTTAACCTTACCTCCCTCAACGACTCCGGCGTCTAAAATCATCCGGGCTAGTCTAACTCCGCTTGTGGTCTTGTCTTTACCATTAACATTAAAGGTCATTTCTATTGACTCCTGTTCAGGATCAAATCGTGACTGAACTTTCATGGCGCTGACAAACACACCTTCAAAGCTCTCCCCATCCTTTAGTGTTATAAAATCCGATATATCATTTAAGATATCTCCTAAACCCTGCGCTTTTACTTCTTCTGCCATTTTATACGGCCAGTAGTTCGGCTAACGTAGCAGTCGGGGACGGCTCCGCAGCTTTCATACTAGCTTTATTAATTTCTAATTTAACTTGGTCAAATAATTTATTTAACTTATGCAAATGGACTGATGACTTAAACGCTGCTCTGAAATCATCCACGTAATCCAGTATAATCGGGTTAAAATCTTCCTGCCCGAATGGTGCTACGCAATATGCTTGTATCGGCCCAGGGAGCGTAAAGGTCTTCTCCCCTTCAGCATCATAGCCTCCGTTTTCACTTAACATAATATCATAACCACCCACTTGGATGAACTGGCTGAAGTAGACATCTTTACTGCTTTTAAAGTCACCGGCTATTATGCGGTCCTGCATATCAAGCCAGCCAGTGTCTCCAATACCACCCGTCCATAATGGCTCTGAAAAACAATGAACCTCACTCCATAAAAATCTTTTGACATTCTTCTTGGCCCATTCGCAGAAGACCTCTACGCCTTCGGCAGTGCCGGTAGGAACACCTCCGTATTTTTCCATACATTCTTTAATCCATATCTCCAATACTAAATGTCTATCGGTCCCGGCCACAGCCGCATCATCCTTCTTCTTATTGTGATTCTTATAACAGCTATCTAAATAATCCAGCCACACTTTAGGTTTCATTTCTCTAATACCTCGGAGCACTGTCTCTATCTCCGGCAACCTTTCCTTATCCGGCACAATCTTATACTTCCCGTTTACCTTCTTATTATACTTCTGCCACCCTAACGGTTTAAGTGTTTGCTCTGCAACCCACCAGCCAAGGGGCTTGTTAATAATACCAACAACAGTCGAGCAACCCATTAATGGTTCTTCTTTGAAATAGTGAATGTGTTTTATTTTATCGAAATGATACTGGTTCATATATTCTCGTTGGTTATGATAAGTTATTTAAAATTTTAGAGGAGGGATTAACTAGTCACCTCCTCTAAAACCTCCTCTATCTTTCTTATTAAAACATAGATACTAGCTAAAAGAACTAACACTACGACTGTCTTTTTCATCCTGCCTCGTTTCTTATTAAATCCCAAATTAAAATCATCACTATTACTGATACTATTCCAAAAAATACATATTTGTACTCCATATTATTTAGGTAAGAGGCTGGGCTGAGGAAGGGTCTGTCATTAGTTTCCCGCCGACAACTATCGCCTAGGCTTCTATCCGCTTCCTCAACGCAACCTCCTATCCCTTTAATCCGTTAAAAGAGGGGGGGGTTAATCTATTTTTAATTATCTCCACATATTCGGCTTCTTTCTCTATCAGTATAAAGTTTCTTTTAATGTTTCTACAAGCCACGCCAGTCGTTCCTGAACCTGCACAGTTATCTAAAACTAAATCTCCTTCATTGGTGTAGGTCTTAATAAGATATTCAAAGAGGGCTACTGGTTTTTGAGTGGGGTGGAGTTTAGATTTATCTCTACAAAAGTATTGAATTGTTTTTGGGTGTCTTAATCCACTTTCATTATTTGTTTCAAAGTTTTCTACTGTTCCACCTTTCCAATTTTTACTTTGTTTTCCTGATACACATTTGTAAGGTTTACCCTCTGTTTTTTGTGGAGTATACTTCATAAACTTTCCTGTTGGAGTATAAGTAACAGCAGATTTTCCAAATATAAAAACTTGTTCGTGGATTCTTAGTGGTTGATGATTCGCCGCTACTACATTTGTTCCATTATCCTTTTCCCATATCCAATCGTATTTGTATAAATGTGGTGCTTGTAGGTAAAGTTGAGTGCCAAACTTAAATGTCCCAGTAAGGACTATTGCCCCGTCATCTTTTATTATTCGTTCATATTCTGACCATAATAATTTTGGGTTGATAGGAAAATCCCACTTATTACCAGTTTCGGCATAAGGTAAATCACAAAGTATCATATCAATACTCTTATCAGGTATCTTAGTCATTTCTATAAGGCAGTCGCCTTGGATTATTTCTTCCATATTATTTCATCTTAGTTAGTAACTCTATGGCTCGGTCATCTATTCTATTCATCTTCTTTGGGGGTTAAAAGTTAGTTTAGTCCATTGATAAAATCCACAAGCTCCAAAAAATCCCATCACTATGTTCCAACGGGTAATTCCCCAAACATCCTGCCAAACAATTCCGCATATCATCCAAAAAGTAAGGAACAAAAAGACTTTCCATACAACCTTTAGATATTTCGTAAAATTTTCAGTTTCTATTATTGTTTTCATTCTTCTTTATTGATAAAGGTTTTTATGTCGGTGAGGGCTTGATTGTAGCCATCTCTTTTTCCGTATTCCTTTTGGTAGTGCAATTTTCCTTCTGGTGTTCCTTGCTGACAAACTCCTAATTGGATAATACTACTATGTCTTTTATTATTCTCCTCCGCCCACTTCAGTATCTCCCCATCCCTCTGCTTCTTAGCTTCGGCTAGGAGGGATGATAATTTTTCTAACAATGAATTACAGGTCTCCTCTATCCCTATTCCGCCATTTCTATGTGGGTCAATTAATCTGGCGAATATCTCTTTCCATTCTTTCTCCCAATCACTAGGCTTTTCGGGCTTCCCGTGAGAACACCAATCATCAAACGGGCAACCACATTCAGGCAGATTAGCTTCGTGGCAGGGGCAGACTAAATCAGAACAGACAGACTGATAACCACAACAACCACAGGCTGCGAATCCATTTACATCTGACTTGCAAGTGTGTATTAACTTTGATGCCTTACATTTTTCGCAACAGTTTTTCATATTCTCCGAGGGGGGCGTATCTTTACACCGACAATCGTCAAACGGACACTTGAACTCCTTGGGGTTCTGTTGGGAGTCTAATTCTTTGCCAAATCTCATAAGAAAACCCTCGGCATATCCGAACATACGACCCTCTTCTTCATTATTGGCTAGCTTAGGATTTTTTATTATAAAATCTTCTGCTAGTTTTTGATATTTGTTCATAAATTAAATTTACTCATTAAACACCGCATCCTGGCATTTAACACAGGCCCCGGAAATTAAATATTCTTTAAAACCTAAAGTATTATCCTCAAATTCAGTTTCTATATCTATCTCCTTAGCGCAAAGGGGACACTTGCCTTCGTCTATACGTTCCGCCATTTCGGGGAAGAGGGTTTTGATTATTTCTTTGTTCATTTGATTGGCTCCGGACGCTTTGACCAGCAGTCCTCGCACATTTTAGCCATAACCTTGCCTTTCTTAATTAACGAATAAAGGGAGTCGTTAGGTCTGTGTTCTAAGCAGAAGTTACAGAGCGGTTCCTTAGCCCGGCGAGACTGATACTGCCCTGACTTCTTCCATATCTTCCATATCCTTGTGTGATCTATCTCCTCATACCCGGCCTTGATAAGCAACTCCCGAACCTCTCTCAGCGACTTACCCATAGTCATATGAGCGATTATAAACTCGTTGCGGTCTGTTTTTGTAGTTGTTTCGTACATATTGTGAGTTAAAATGGTTTGTTATTATCTATATTACTCTTATCCATATCGGTGTCAATATCTTTATCTACGGAGTTATCCACAGGAACTTCAACTTCAGCCCGGATGTTGTATTTTTCTAATAAACGAGGCAGAAGATCAGCTAAGGACCCTAATTTTATATAACTCTTATTCTGATAGCGTTCCACTTCAAAACCTAAATCCATTAAATCTCTTTTTATTCGTTTAGGGTTCCAAGTCTTCTTAAAATCAAAATCAGACATATCGCTACCAAAAGAACTTTTAGCCTCGTTTATTATTTCAGTAAGACTTATTCTGGCTGCCGGAGAACCTAGCAAGTTGTTTTCTCTAACTGCTTCGGTTAAGTTAAAGATGAGACGTATAATCTGAATGCGTTGCTCATCACTAGCTGAATCAATAGCAACTTTCTCTTGTTTACGCATATAATCAATCATTACAACTCTATCTTCCAAATTACCCATTTTTAAAAGAGGCATAATCGTATCATTAAAACGAGCAATCATACCAGGAACAATTAAAATACGGTCCTCTAAAAAGATATTCTGCCAACGCCATTTAAGCAATAAATTAACAATTACTTGAAACTCCAAACGTCTTTCGTTGTGCCACCAACTCTCATCATTCCTTCTCATAACATCTTGGAGATCCTTATCTCTTGGAGTGAGCTTAAAAGGAATAACGCGGGAAGCGAGGGCATCATCGCGAATCATATTACGCTTAACTAATATCTTAGGTTGGTCTACTCTAAAAGATGATGGCTTAAACTTCTTACCCTCTTGTTCCGCTACAATGTAGTGGCCGCCTTCACGATAACCATTACGAAGGATTGTATTCATTTTCTCTGAATCTTGCCGGTAATCTATCTTATCAAGCTCATCTAACATAACCGTAGAGCCGGTCATCTCTAATATACGGGCCAAAGAAGGAGCGGAGATGTCATCAGTTATAAGTCCATTCTGGCAAAGCTGAGTGATAAACTTACCCCACTCGGTCTTACCAGTCCCATAGTCCCCGAAGATTAACAGATAAGGACGGCGGTAGAAGCGCTCATAAACCCAAGTAAATTTAATGTAGTTGCGGGCTATAACGAAGTAGTCGTCAGGGTGAGCATGCCACGCCTTTAAGAACTCAGTTATCTTTTGATCTATTATATCTGTTGGCACGAGGTCTTCAATTATGGTATCGGGGAAGATAATATCATCGTAGAAACCACGATAGAATTGATCAATTATCGGAGGAACCTTAATTAAAAGTCCGTCTATTGTTTTAAACTCTTTACATAGTTCATAACTCTCTCCATTCCATTTAACAAAGGTAGGGGTCTTAGCTCCGGTCTTAGGGTCAACCGAAACCATAGTATTAACACAGATTTTATTTTTTAAATCAACGTAATTAAAGCGATAGACAAAATCATCTTTGTCTTGTTTCTCTTTTAATTTCTTTTCAACTTTCTTTTCTAAAGAAGTTAAACCAAGAGCTTGGTCAACCTCCTCGCTTGTTTCAGAATCTATTAAAGAGTTTAATTCGTAATCATTCATATAATTCCAATAAATCTAAATACTCCCGCTCAAATTGTTTATACTCTTTTTTGTTTTCTTCTATGTGTTTCTTTGATTGATTAATTAAATCTAAATGAGTTTTAATAAAGAGCCGCCGTAAATCCATCTTAGCTTTAAGAATATTCCTCCGAGATAATAATTCTTTTTTATCCATATACTAATAAAGAAAAGAGCTTTCGGGGAACGCTATTGCGAGTATTCCCCAAAAGCTCATCTCTTCACGCAATAGCTAACTAATTAATTATAACACCAACACCAAAAGGACCCCCTGTGCATAACTTTATTATTATGCGACTAAGCAATTAAGGGGAAAAGACCCTCAATATATCCAACTCCAAAACCAAAACCCCGAATACTCCGGGGCTTTTGAGAAAATTCAGGGCGGGGAAATATATGGAAATTGATTTTCCCCTGGTCTGTAATTTTTCTGGGATTATATTTTAATAATCTGATTCTATTTTATCTATCCGGCCTGGCTTGGACAATTAAAATGAATTAAAATGTTATCCGCCTTGCCGGACAGGTAAGAGAGAACCAACAGGCCGGCGCAGTTTTTAGGTAAACAAAAAAGCGCCTTAGATCAATGCGGGTTGATCATGTGCGCCTTTTCGCTTTTTGGCTATTCTCTGCCTTCAGTAGTAAACATTTTGTCTACCGCTTCATTCAGTTTATCGCCTTTTTGCCTTTTGGCTTTTGTGTCATCTATGCCGTGATAACTTATATTGTGTTTTCCATTAAGATTACAATAGCATAACTCATCTGTTGATTCTTCCATCCATTCTCCCTCCGAACATGCTTGAGTGTTATCTTCCGGAGGATATGCTATCAAGGTTTTAGCTGTTCTATCATCACCCATTAAGAACATTTTAGCTTGTATACCGTCATCTTGTGCGAGTTCTACATCTATACAGATAAGAGGCAGTTTATCTTCTCCACATATCTCTATATTGAGGTATTTGCCGCCCTGGCCTTTTGTAGCTCGCTCGCTTGTTATTGTGGCGTATAGTTTCAAAATGGTAACGCTTCTTTTTGTTTTGGGAATTTAACATAAACCATTGATTTATGATCTATAACCTCGCAATTAAGGAAAGCGGAATAATAAGCAAAATTATCTTTTTCTAGCTGAATCCAGCCGATAGATTTACCTTCAACAATCAAGGCGATTGCCAAGTGGTTTTTATATCTTTTGGTTTTTGCTTGTAATTTAGTCATTTTCAATTAAAGATACTGCCTTTTTAAGCAATTCCTCGCGGCCTTGCTCTAATTGAAAAGCATTCTCCATTACACTATACGCGCCGATATCTTGAGAGGGGGCTTGTTCCATGTGATAGCGATCCCATAATCCCATTAAAAGAGTAAACAAGTTCTTATCTATAAAATAATGCTTTAACTCTTTTTCCTGGTGCTGACCGGCTGAGCCGGATTCAAAGATATAACTCTTGCCGTCAACAATTATCTCGTCAGACATGAGCGAATTGTCAATCATGTTTATTTCTCCATCAGTATCTATTACATAATCAATCCACTCATTAAGGCCGAGTTCAGTCTGTTTTGCTTGTACAGCTTCACGCCATAGATAACCGCCGTCATCTTCTAGTCTTTCACGGCTTTGAGTAACAGCGTCACCATAGGTTAATGGCCTATTAGTCTCGCCGGACATGGTAAGTCTTCCCTCGTTTAGTTTTAGATTAATCGTGTATATCTCATTATCTTGAGTTATACCGGCGATAATCTCTTTTTCTTTATTCAATTAATTTTTAAAGACCTCCCGCACGATCTTATTATGGTGCTTATTAACACCCGAATTGGCCCATAAAGGCCAATACCGGCTATTAGTTAGCAAAAGACGATAATATCAACGCTAGAACAAAAACCACGCCAACAAGCCAGATATATACACGATTCCGGCGCGTATATTGCTCTATTTGGTAGTTCTCTAGCTCTTTTTGTTTATGTTTGTATATCATAATTAGAGTATACTCCGATGATGTTTAGGTGTCAATAGAGTATGCTTGTGGATAACCAAAACCAACGCCACGAAATGCTAAAAAAACGCACGTTAACGGACGTTAACGGACGTTAACACGTTAACGAACTTAGTCCACAAAATACCGCTTTTTACCCCCTTTCCGTTAACATGTTAACGTTATTAAGGTATATGATATTGTATATAAAAGATTTTATATATATATATGTTTTCTCTCCTGGGAGCTTTATAAATTGACAGGCAATAGTGATTTGTCAGGTTAACGGACGTTAACGGATGTTAACAGAAAATATGACGTTAGGCCGCATTTTACGGAATTACGTTAATACGTTAATAAATACTCCATAACCATGGCCATAACTAGCCAAAAGAACTCCCCATTATTGTAAAAACATAGATAAATACTGGGTTACTTGATGTCATGTCGCATAATACATATTGTCGGACGTATCAAAAGTGTAATGAATACCTGGTATACCTCGCCTAGAGCGTTATATCGCGACGCGTGAAGTCGTATAAATTTATGCCGGTATGGTGTCCCCCCCACCCGTTTCCGTAGCGATTTGTGCGTTTACCTATTATACGCAAGAATTACGTTTTTCACTTTTGAAAAAAAAGGGGGGGGTATATGCTCCTCCGGGGTGTAATTATTTATAGGGAGCCTATCCATAGATTTGACAGTGTTGTGCGACAAGTGGTAGAATCTAATTATGGACATAAAACTTGCTTATTTAGCCGGTATCATAGACGGGGAGGGGCATATTAAGAATTACACCTGTGTTAATGGTCGTGGCGAGAAGCATATATATCCCAGGGTTATAGTTACACAAAAAGACGAACGTCTCATAATTTGGCTAAAGGATAATTATGGTGGATGTAAGACTTCAAGTGTAGATAAGAGAAACGGTCATACATATTGGCGTTGGCAACTTCAGGGTAAGAAGGTTCTCGAACTGGCCCGACAGATGTACCCTATGCTTAATGTTAAAAAGGAACAGGTAGATAAACTTATCCCCTAGGGGGTATGCTCCCTATATGGTATACTTATTCATATGGAGCCTATCTCTATTTTTCTGGGAGCCTCATTCCTATTTCTAGTAGCTTTCGCTTTAGGTTTAGCTTTTGGCTATCAAATAGGGTATGCCACTTTCCATTATGAGAATTTAAAAAATCTCATCTCCAATTTTAAAAAAAATACAATTTCAAATTTTACTCCTCGTCAGAAAGTTGTTATACTTAATAGTAAAGATTCGTATTTACCGGACCCAGATGAAGAGGAGGAACCTAAATGATAAATAAAAAAACAGTTGATGAAGTTGTGCAACTGATTGATGCGGCTCATGAGGTTGAAAACATAAAACAACTTTCCGCTACGTCAAGTAACGATGGTGTTCGTTTAGCTGCTGCGACTAAATTGCTTGAAATCACCGGTGTTATTAGTAAGGAACCTAAGAAAACAAGCGTGTCCGGCTCTAATATTCAGCTTGTGATAGAAGAGTAGAACCTTAACCCTCAATCGCAAGATTGAGTTTTTGGCTTTACTCCTAATCGTGCCTCAGCTCAGCGACCAGTGAGGCGTGATTGGGGGCTAAGGTTTTACTTAATTGTTCTCTATGGGAAATAACATCCCAACTAAAAAACTAAAGTTCCGCAATTTAGATACGGGAGAAATTCTGAAGGAGTTTGATTTATCTTTAAAGCAGCATCAGTTTGTAAAGGACGAAGGCCATCGCTACGCTCTTTATAGCGGTGGTTTTGGTGCTGGTAAAACTTTAGCTTTAGAATTAAAGATTCTCTACTTAGCATTAAAATATCCCAAGAACACTATATTAGTAGGTCGTCAACATTATCAAGATCTAAGAGATACTGTCCAAAAAGAGTTTTTTGAGCTTTGTCCCGAGGAATACATAGCTAACTTTATCAAGTCGGAACGTAAAGCCGTCCTCACTAATGGTTCTGAAATCCTCTTCCGTCACTTAGATAAAGTATCGGAAAAAGAAATCCGCTCTCTTAACTTAGGAGCGTTTGCTATTGATCAGATGGAAGACGTGGCAGAGCCGGTCTATCTTGCCCTTAAAGGTAGATTAAGAAAAGCCGGGACATCCCAGCAGGGTTTTGGCACATCTAACCCCGCTCCTAGTTGGATATTCAGGGAATTTAAACAGCAATCTAAACCTGAAAATCTCCTCTTGGAAACCTCTACACTGGAAAACCCGCACCTCAGCCAGGCCTATATAGATGACTTAATGAAATATCCCGATTACTGGAAAAAGCAGTTTGTTTTCGGGGAATGGGACACGGCGATTATGGGCGACCGTAACGTCTATCACTTGGATATAACTAGGGAATTGGAGAAGAATATAATATTACCCGAGAAAGCTACGATACTTGATGACATCAGAATTTACAAAACTAAATTTGACAATGATGATTTCTTGCAGATGGGTGTGGATATCTCGGAAGGAGTCGGGGGCGATGCGTCCGTCATCTCTGTTGTTAATTGTAAGGATGGAGAAGAGATAGCATTTTGGCAAGGCCAGCTCCCTCCTGATATTTTAGTAGAGAAAGCCCTCCGGGTAATTGAATACTTAAACGCGAGAACCAAAAGGCCGATGCTTATTGTGCCTGAGATTAACGGTCTTGGCATAGCGTTCTTAACCCATATAAAAAAATCTTATAATCAGATATATAAACGTGAAGTATTCTTAAAGCAAAGCAAGGAAAGAAAGGAAGTGTTAGGATGGAAAACCAGTGTCAGCACTAAACCGTTGCTTATTAATAATCATGTAGACCTGCTCCGAAACCAACACCTCACGGTCCATACTCCGGAAATTATTGAGCAAATGAAGACGTTTGTTTATACGGATGATGCTAAGAAGAGCGGCATGGGGGCGGACCCTGGCTTTCACGATGATGCGGTTATCGGTCACGCTCTGGCCTGCTTTTTTCAGCCGGCGATTAAAATGCAATTAATTTCATCGGTAAAAAATATTAATAAAAGTGGTCTGGTCAGAGAGGCTTACAACCCTTTGGGGGAATCCATTAAGGATTTATTTGCGAAGCCTGAATCTGACTGGATGACTAATTCATAGATGAATATACAACCGTTAAATGAGAATGTGTTGGTTCGGGTCCTTAAAGATGAAGAAGAAGGCGGCAGCGTAATCCTCCCCGATATGCACGAGGCCCAGAAGTTTGGTGCAGGCGAGGTGTTAGCGGTAGAGGAAGATATGCCGATAAAGGTTGGCGATGTTGTTTTATTTGACACAGTTCTGTTAATTCATGTTAAAATGAAAGGAGAAGATTTAAGGTTTATTAAATTTACTGATATACTTGGTTATGAGCAGCGATAAGGAAAAGGAAGAATATATTAAAGGGATAGAGAAGAAGTATAAAGGCAGGCGCGGGTTTGGCTTCTTGTTCAAAAAAGCTCAGCGTGAAACTTACAAAGACGATATCCTCCAACCTTATCAGCCCAAATTTAAACAACGCTGGTATAAAGCATGGAAAGACCGGCAGTTAATGTATGATGCGGTCGACCGTAAGGTAGCGAGAGATGAACAGGAAATTGAAAATATTTATAGGCGGAATAAGATTAAAGGAAATGTGGTTACTTTAGAAAAAAAGATATTAAAGGATATACACCTTGAACACCCGACAATGATGTCGGAATCTGATATAATTAAACATGATGGCTGAGGAGGAATAATATGGAAGATACAATTAATCAGGAGGGGCAGGTTGCATCTGACGCTAAGGATGTTTTAGATGTTCTGCCTGACGACTCCGAGCTTGTCACTAAGATAAATTCTTGGTTAGCGGAATCCAAGGACTTTTATACTACTCTATATGAAGCTCAAAAAAAGTCGGAGGATTATTATTTAGGCAAACAAACTAAACGTGATCAAGTCCCTAATCACCTTTCTAATTTTGTCCAAAATAGAATCTTTGAATCAGTAGAAACCATCCTCCCTATCATTACTTCCAAACCGGCGGAGTTTATTGTTAAGTCACCAGATGTCTCCGAACTCGGACCGATGAAAGCCAGGAAAGTTCAGATGGAACTTTCCGACTTATACGACAGGTTACAAATATCTCAAAAACTTGAAGATGCTTCCCGTAGCGCTCTCAACTATCGTTTCGGTGTTTTAAAGGCGGAGTGGGACACTAACACGGATAAGCCAAACCTAAAGTTCGTCCGCTCCCAGCGTATTCGTATTCCTAATTATGGCGGGAGATTTGTTAAAGGTTTACCTTATTTAATTGAAAAGATTGATATGGATTTTCAGGAGATCAAGGATTTCTTCGGCGAAGCGACGGCTAACGAATTAGCCTCTATGTCAAAACCCGAAGGCGGGGCCGAGGAGGACATGCCGGTTAATAAAAGAGTTTGGACTATTAATGAAGTCTGGACCGATTGGTGGAGGTGTTGGAAATATGAGAATAAAATTTTAAAAAAGGAAAAGAACCCTTACTGGAATTTTGATGACGTTACTAAAAACCATTTAGATAAACCCGCCAAACCCTATTTCTTAATTGCTCCCTTCTCTCTCGGCAAATCTCCCATCCCCGAAACTTCTTTGGTCGAACAAGCCATCCCGATTCAGGATGGTTTAAATGTTGTTTCCCGCATTATTATCAATCATGCTACTAAAACCGGTAATGGCGCTTGGCTGGTGGATTCTAATACAATGACTAAGGAAGAAGCTGACCAGATTCGTAACGAACCCGGCATTATCATATATGGCAACGGCGTGGCTAATCCGAACAATGTCCGCCGCGACTCTCCTCCCCCTCTTCCCGCTTATCTGGCTCAGCTCTGGGATTCTTTGAACGCTACCCTCGATAACCTCTTCGGTGTACATTCTACTACCCGTGGAGAACGGCAGGGCAAGGAAACGGCGAGAGGACGTATCTTACTTAAGAACGCTGACCTGGGCCGTTTGGATTATATCGTCCGCGAGATTGACCGCGCTGTCCAGGATGTCGGTAATTACTTTGTTCAGATGATGAAGATGTATTACACCGATGCCCGAAAGCTTAAATACTCTGGCGCAGCTCAGGGTGTGGATGATATGGAGAGCGACACTATTTCTAATGAAGATGTTGAAGATGGAGTTGAGATATTTGTAACGGCCGGTTCTACTCTGCCGAAAGATGAAGTCTCGGAAGCTGACCAAGCTCTTCGTTTATGGGAACTCGGCGCGATTGACCCGATCTCTTTATATGAAAAATTACTGTTTAAGAATCCTGAACAATCAGCAGAAAGATTAATGAAGTGGAAGATGGGCACGCTTATACCTTCAGCCGTCCCGGCTCCTGCCGGCGCTCCTGTAGGTGGAGGAAGTGAGGTCGTCCCGTCTCCGTTAGCAGGAATATTACCAACGGGAGGGCAATAGTATGCCGTTTCAAAGCGAAGCCCAAAGAAGGTTCTTATATGCTAAGCATCCCGAGATAGCTAAACGTTGGTCAATGGAGGAAAAAAATATGGAACATGGTAAACATATGATGCCGGTCAAAGATATGAAAGGAATGGCCGGTATTGGAAAAGACAAGAAAGAAATGAGAAAGAAAGCAGTTAAACGTGCATTGAAAAAGAAAAAGTAATATAATTAAATTAACACCCCTCTGATATGGGTCTAAACCATCTGGTCACGTAAAAGAGGAA